ATATAAAGGTTTTTCCGTTTACATTTTCTTGTCGTTTTTGTTGGTTTAGCGAAACCTCCACCTGCTCTCTCATTATAGTGTCAAGGGGTTTTTCCCGTATTCACTATTATTGCGTCTGCATATCACAAGTTTATAAGGCTTTCTTTGCAAAAAGCTGACGTCTAGGTCATTTTTCCGTTAAGTGACATCTCGTTTGGTTACCCGTGTCTTACACATTGCTGTCAAGGGGTTTTTCCCGTATTCAGTACTTGTGGACTAAGTCTAACCCGTTTTTGTGTGCGTTATCACATAACCCATTTTTATTATATTATATTTTACTATTTCTGCAAGATTAATTTTTCCACCGTTTTCCGTAAGTCCTTAACAGGAGCTCGTGCAGTATTTATACTGATTTGCACAAATCTACGGACGCTTCTTGGATTCTTTATTCCCAAGTGTTTATTAATTATTTTAACCCTGTTATTCTTTTTAGGTCTTCTTAATAAGAAAATTTATTTATCAACTATCTTTGTAATTTACGCTTTTGACACTGTTCAAACTATTAACAATGTCAGAAAATATGTCTCAGCTGTATCTGAATCTCCCATCCCTTAGTCTCACTCTATCTGCTTCTGAGGAATTGCAAATTCGTAATTCAGCTCAATCTTCGTTAGGAACTCCGACTAAAGTTGCACCTCTTCGTTCTTCTTCTGGAATTGCTCGTGCTGAAAATCAACTCTTTCTTGTTGATTCTCTCCCCGTTACTTCCAAAATCCAAAAACGTTTTGTTGTCGCTTTAATTTCGGACTATAATCGTCGTTCTCGTAAAGACCGTTCTAAATCTTCTAAAATTTTCCAAATTCCATCTAATATTTCATATCTTCAGGTTCTTTATCAATATTTAACTCAACAACTTCGCAATGATCAGGACATTACTAATTGTTTCTTTCTTTTTCTTAAATCTTTGTCTATCGCACGAAAATCTTTTCAATTTAATGATTCAACATTCTTACCAATTTCCTCAGCATCTCGCCTTATTAATGCTTCATTATGTCTCCTACTTAATTTACCAAGTTTATCTAGTTGCCCTAAAATCGCTGTGTATGCGTATGTTCTTCGACTCTTCCTTAAAAATAAAGTGCTTAACAATTCTGCCGTTTTATCTGCTTTACTGTTACCTCGTTCTTATGGAGCGTCAAATTTTTATGCCTCTGCAACCGCCAACCTTAAAACTTTAAATTCAGAATTTATTTCATATGCTACGCTGTTTAAACAATATAATAACACTCCTTCTATTAAAAATAATTTTATCGATATCATTTATGCTTATTATACTTTATTTTTTAGTATCACTGAAGACGCCGATATAACTGAGTCAGGCATCAGTGACACTTTTGAATTTTTAAATAATCAATATTCTCGTTTCATTGCAGAGCCTCAGATAGGTATCTCTATCAATCACACGATTGATGGAAGCCTTGATGATGCTATTAATAAATCTCTTTCTCTTTTTTCAGAATTATCTAAAGCTTTATCCGATAAATATCAAACAACCGTAAATGACTATCAACGTAAAATTATCGCTTCAATAACATCAATTTATAATTTATATCGTTTTACAACTCACAAATTGTCTCTTCAAGACTTTTGTGTTAATCTCTGTGGAGTTATTGGTGCCGCTGGTCTTGCCTCCGACATCATAACCCAATTAATAATAACCGTTAGGTCTCTTTTCTTAATGCCAACTGCTCAATCTCTTAGCGCTGGTAATTTTAACATTATTAAATCAATTTTCCTTTCTCTTTATTGTATTTTTGTAGGAACTCTTCCCGGTAAACACACTGTCGATGAATTTGCTTTACGTATGGATCGTTTTCCAAAAATGATCTCTGGTATCGAAACTATGTGGTCTAAATTAGATCTAGTAGTAGGACAAGCTCATTCATTTATAGAAGAAAAATTTTTAGGTCGTAATAATAAATTTGTTAGTTCAGAAATGCTCGACGAGGTTACTGCTTGGGCAGATGACGTCGCTAAATATGCCGGTTATATGGAAAGAAATGAAATTAACCGCGATATTGAAACGATGACAGCTGCCTCTAAGCTTTATCCCCGTGGAGTGCGTCTGATAAAAGAATGTACTCGTTTAAAGTTAGCCCCCGCCAATTTAAATTTAATCCGCTCTCTTCTTCCCGGTGCTATCAAACTTAGTGATGCCGCGTTTAAATCTGGTGCCAATAAGCATTCACTTCGCGTGGAGCCTATTGTCGCTTGGTTTACCGGTTCGACTGGTTTAGGTAAAACTGGTATGACCTATCCCTTTATCATTGATATGATGCGTGTATTTGGACCTGTTCCTGCCGACTGGCAACAGAATATCCATGCGCGTATCGCTGAAAATGAGTATTGGGATGGTTATGACGATCAAGAATATTTAATTTACGATGACTTCTTACAAAAGAAGGATTCTGCCGCCAATCCAAATGTAGAACTTTTTGAAATGATCCGTGTAACAAATGCTTTCCCCTTTCAACTTCATATGTCTTCTGTAGAAGATAAATCTAATAAATTCTGTAACGCTAAATTTGTCTTTCTCTCTTCAAATCTCGATGTAATTAAAACTGAATCTTTAAATTGTCCCGAAGCTGTTCAACGTAGAATAGATTATGCTTATCGTGTTTCCATTAAGCCGGAATTCCGTGAGTATTATTTTAATGCGTCTGGCCAGCAATGCTTTAAATTAGATGCCGAAAAAGCGCGTAACGCTGCACGCATCCTGTTAGGTCCCAACAACAAAAATTTAACAACTAATAATCTCGAAGTTTACGTTTTTGAACGCTTTTCTGTATTTGACGGTAAGACATTACAAACGAATATGACGTATAAAGACGTAGTTGAACAATGTTCTTCTGCTCTTGAAAACCGATTCGCTCGTCATGTTGACTCCGCCGAATATTTAGAAGCTTATAGGAATCCCCAATGGTTAGAATCTACTCCCCCCCCAAGTTACGAAGCCCCATTAGATATTGTCGAATTTCCCCTTCAAGCTTCAGCTGAAATAGGTGTAGGCTCCGCTGCCGCTGTTATTGCAGCTCGCGCTTCACGCGTGCTGATCATACAACATTTTATTTGTGCTTTATTCTTTGGTAATACTAAAGATACTGCGCTTATGGACTTCTTGTATGGAATTAAACACGGTATGTCAAAATTGTTAGAAAAATTTAATATTATCCCTCGCTCTTCAAGTATATGGGATAATGAATCCTTCTCTTATTATCAAAATTATGCTTTATCTGTCAAAAATTATCTGTCGAATTGTAAACAACAACTGTCTGACACTCTGGTGTCTACGCTAGGCGCTGGATGGAAGTACTTTAAAATTGCATTACTAGCCGGTATCTTTATACTGACTACAATGTTTGTTAGGTCTGTGGAAAAGAAATGTCTCCCCAAGTTTATCAGTGATGATGAAAAATTAAGTATTTTAGTGAAAGAGGCTAACACATGTTTAGATAACGATTGTAGAAATTGCAAGACCTGCAGCAATTCTGTTTCGACGCCTTTAAACGCGAAATGGAATTCAAACTGCGCTTGCTATGTACGACGAATGGAAATCTCTCGAGATAATATCCGTCAATACTGTGTTTCTATGTATGGAAATCAACGTGTGTCCCCCGATCATGAAATGACTTTAACTGATATGTATGACGTAATTGAACAAATTTGTAACTGTGATTGTAGTGTTTGCCCTTATTGTAATGATGAAGAACTTAAATCTAAACTTTTTGAAACGGCCAAGTTACACAAAACAAACTGTGTTTGCTTGTTGACGCGCTTCTACCAAGGTTTTAGAACTGAATCATTACTTCAATTTTTGCTGACTCTTAAAGATAATCTCCCCGCTTACTCTCTTAAAAATAAAGAACTAATTAGGCTCATCTCTCAACACGGTATTAAAGATATACCTGTTTTACCAGAATTTAATAAAACTTTAACTCAAGCCCCCCATTATGACGCTAAAGTCAAAAGTGTAGCTCCCGTAACAAAAATTTTAAATCAAGCCCCTGCTGTTTATGAAGCTCGACAAGCGCGTAACGCTGTTCGAACTGTTATTAAAAATCAAGCCCCTCAATATGATGCGAAAATGAAACATGTAACTACATCCCGTATTGTGAATCAAAGTGTTGCTAACTTAACACCTTTTATTGATGACGTAAAAACCATCATTAGCAAAGCTGATATTCATGTACGAGATGCCTGTACTATATCGAATTGTGGTCGGTGCTTATCGGAGCAAGCTACTCCATCTTTGCAAAGGAATTTACCCGAGCAGGATGTAGGAGCTATTACGATAGTACGCGATGTTGTGTACAAGAACCTTTTTAAGTTTGTTGTGACTAAGACCGATTCTGGGAACGTGAAAACAACAACTTATTATGGACAAATATTTATGCTGGGAGGTCGATTAGGTTTAATACCGAAACACTTCTTACGAGCAATCAAAATGGATTTAGAACTTGGCTTTTCTCTTGAGTTTTGTCTCGAAGATGCTTTTGCAGTAATTACTAGTCAGTATCCAGTTGAAGTTATACTTGACGCTGAGAATCATATTGAACATGATTCCCGCGATCTCGCCATAATTCAACTCCCGATTAACGCTGGTTGTTACTCTCAAGCATTCAAACATATTGTTGACGAACAAGATCTGTTTAGGGTAGGTCACAATCCCGGTATCTTAGCAAGATATCAGGCTGCGACTGAAAAAGATAGACAAAAAGGCATTCGCCATTATCGCGAAATGTTCTATTTGTCTACTCTTACTCCTGAAGACAGTCTTGTCGAAACCAATATGCGTGATGAGATTATAACGAATAGAGGATCGTATTTATACCATGCCGTGACTGTTCCTGGTGACTGTGGATCCGTCCTAGTAGCCAGAAGCACGAGCATAACCCAAAAAATTGTAGGTATACATATTGCTGGTTTGATGGGCGTCGTCGAAGGCATCTCTGTTAGTATTACACAACAGATGATTGTCAAGATGATGTCTCATTTTAAATCTTCATCGCAGTACGGACATGCCGTTGTACCTTTTGATGTTAGAAGTGACATCTTAAGAGAAAACGGCACGTTTCAGCTGCATGGAACAAAAGTTGGTGTGCGCATCAATGGTAGTGTTAAAACTGCTATGACGCGTTCCGCTGCTTTTGGAGCATTGTGTGTATCCCCAAATAAGCCCGGATATCTGAGGCCATTCACTAACTCACAAGGTGAACGAATTGACCCCATGAAATTGCAACGTTCGAAATATGGTGTTGTTAGGCCGTTTGTCACTTTTTCGAGAGTACAAACTGTCTATGAGGCAATGGCTGTGTTTTATCACCGAGAGTACCAAAATACTCCCGAATGGTATAAGCAACCGCTGTCTCTGGAGGAGGCTATCATCGGAATCGATGGTGATCCCTTCATAAACGCTATAAATCGTCAAACTGCCCCTGGATACCCATATACTTTTAATAAACCTAAAGGTACTGTGGGAAAACAAGGTTGGTTTGGGAAGGAAATGGAATATGACTTAACAAATTCTCATTGTCTTCAGTTACTAGATGATGTTGAACAATTGAAGCTTAGTATGTTGGAAAATGTGCGCCCTGAGGTTATCTGGATAGATACACTAAAGGACGCTAAAATTCCTATTGCGAAAGCTGATATTGGTAAGACTCGTTTATTCACTGCATGCCCCATGCATTACAGTATTGCTTTTAGACAATATTTTCTCCCGTTCATTGCACACGCTATGAGAAATCGCGTAGATAACTCTCTAGCCGTTGGTATTAACCCTACCTCTGTGGAATGGACTAAGCTCGCACAGCGTCTTCAACGCCAAGGCTCCAACGTAATCGCAGGAGATTATTCCAATTTTGATGGAACTCTACCTGTGCAATACGTTGAAGTTGCCGTGAAGATCATGTGTGACTGGTTACTTGCTAACTGGGAAAACATTGTCAAAGCAAACCGTAATGTGGTATGTGGTCGAAATTTAACTAAAGAACAATTTTACGACTTTATATATAAATTAGGAATGGAATGTTTTAATCATTTGCATATTGCTAATCATGAAGAAGCAAAGGGCGCATTGGTTTATTTCGTTCGCAATGGTATACCTTCTGGTTGCCCTGCGACGGCTATACTTAATAGTATAGTAAATCACTGTGTCTTAGCTGACTCTTGGTTATCAATTATGCAAGATGAACCGCTCTATGAAAATTTAGCAACGATGAGTGCGTTTTTTGAGCACACATCGTCTATTTTTTATGGAGATGACTTCATTATGAATATACGACATTCTGTTATAGACTTGTATAATCAGGAAACTCTTACACAAGTACTTAAAACTAATTTAGATATGGACATGACCGACGAAGCAAAAACAGGTGACATTGTAAAGGCTCGAAAACTAGCTGATGTCTCTTTTCTCAAACGCAAATTTCGCTTTGAAGAGAGTATTCAGCTATGGGTTTCCCCTATAGATATCAATGTGCTCCTTGATGCACCGAATTGGGTTCGTGCGGGTAATGCATCTGCATTACAGATATGTGTTGACACTTTATCAACATATTGTCTTACCGAACTTGCCCTCCACGATCGTGATGTGGATGATTACTGGCGACCTAAAATGGTAGCTTGTGGTCTGAACATCACTCGTGGTACTGGAATCACTTTTAACCCTGATAGTAGGCGATCTGTATTAGCCAAATTCAGGAATGAACAATTGAATACAGAAATAAACTTTTAGTGTGATCTTTATATTATAATGTTAGATATATGGAAAATTAATATAATTGCTACTAAATTCTAAGGCTTAGTTATTTAACTTTACTTATTAAGATGGCCAATGGCAGCCCCATTAAAATCTAGATATATATCAAATGTCATTAATTGGTTAGGTAGCTATTAATGTCAGAAACTTACCTGCAAATTTTCAAAACACTCAAAATTATACTCAACAACAACAAATTTTAAAATTCTCTTCTGAAGGTATTGCTCCAAATTCTAATGTCCACCTTGATCCAGTCTCATATAACAATGCGTTTATGGACTGTGTCAATGATGGTCGCTCTCATAATATTATTTCCTTTTTGGAAAGACCTCTTATGATGGTGACTGCCGCTTGGCAGACAAATGTGGAACGCGGAACAGTTCTTCAGGCTTTCGAACTTCCCTGGGATTTATTATTCAAGGATATGTATAAAACTAAGGTTGATCGCTTTTACGGCTTTCGTGCTGACTGTGAAATTCGGGTTCAAGTTAATTCTCAACCCTTTCAAGCTGGCCGATTGTTGTTAAGTTGGATTCCTGGTTATAGATACCTTGGTGGTAAACAAGATTATTATAAATCAACTGTTACTTCTTTAAATGCTAACATCAAATTTCTCCCCCCAATTACTGGTTGCCCTCATATAGATTTAGATTTATCTACCTGTACTGAAGCAACTATGTGTGTCCCTTATATAAGTCCTTATTCTTTTTCAGAACTTCCTAATGGTATTGGTTCGATGGGTCGATTCCAGCTAGTGGTTTATTCTCCGCTAGTCGACTCATCAGCCGGTACTGTTGATTACACAATTTTCATGAATTTTAAAAATATCCAATTGCGTTACCCAACCGGATTGCCACTCACTGCAACAGCTCAAATAGGTTCTGAAGCAGTGGAAGAAGCCGGCGGTGCTGGTATTATTACCTCCACTGCCTCCGCTATATCTACTGCTTTAGGTGCTGTCGCTGACATTCCCGGTGTATCACAGTTTGCTCAACCTGCATTGTGGGTATCTAAAAATATCGCAGACGTCGCGCGTCAATTCGGTTGGTCTAAACCAACTTCTATTGAAGCGCCCCACGTAACGAAACTTTCTAGTACTCGCTTTATGGCAAACTCTGATGGTGTTGACACTTCTCATGTTCTTTCACTTCTTTCCGATAACTCCCTTGAAACTGATGCCTCGCTTTTTCGGACGAATGTGGATGAGATGGCATTATCTCATGTCGCTCGTACGCAAACGTTTTACACTCGATTCGCATGGAATGCAACGTCTCCAGCGGGTTCAGTGCTGTTCAGCGCGCCCATCACCCCAAATTTCTATCGCTATACTATATCCACCGCTCAGTATGCCCCAACAACTTTAGCTTACACTTCAGCTGCTTTCAGGCAATGGAGAGGTGGTATTAATTTCAACTTCAAATTTGTTAAAACTAAATTTCATTCTGGTAGGGTCAGGCTTATTTACGTTCCAGGCGATTATTCAAATGGCGTAACTCTTCCTTCTAATTTCGATATTGATGCTAATTATTCTACTGTAGTGGATCTTCGATCTGATACGGATGTAGAGTTTAATGTACCGTTTGTCGCTATCCAACAGTGGTTATTAGTTGATAATGCATTCCCTGGTACTGCTCGCGATAATACATTTAGTACGGGCACCATTTATATGGTTGTACTCAACGAACTTCGCGCAGTTAGTACTGTGTCTTCATCTATCGACGTTATAACAGAAGTTGGCGCCGCAGCGGACTTTGAACTCTCAATACCCCGTCTTCCATCTATATATCCTAGTAGTGTGTTATTCCCTCCTCCAGCATTAACTGCCGATACAGTCTTAAATAGATTGACTCGCGCAGTTGCTCAGGTGGGTGAAGCTGAAGCCGTGATTGCGCCTCCAGAGGTTATTCAAGCCACTGGTGCAGTCACAGCTCCATTAACATCTAAAGATTTTCCTGCTACTAATTATGTAGGTGGTGCTATTACAGTGGGAGAAAAAGTGTCCTCTATTCGTCAAGTTCTTAAACGATTTCATAGGGTTTTCACTGATCAAAACGCCGGCAATTTAATTACTGGTGCTTATCAAATACAACCTTCAAAAGTCAATAGTCCTTTACTTAGTGGATCTACGTTACCGCGTTCTATTGATATGTATGATTATTATTCATATCTATATGCGTTTTTCCGTGGATCTTTCAGATTCAAAGTTCTTCCATATGACGCTCAAATATACGCCGCTAGAGTTCGTTTGCTACCTGAACAGTTAATCACTGATTCTTCATCACCTGTTGCATTTGCTACTGGTTTATTGCCGGAATCTTATACAGCGGCTGACGTTTATATGCCACGAAATCTTGAGGGTGTATTTGAGTTTCAAGTACCCCACTATGCGAGATATCCCATTCTTCCGATTACGGCAGGTGGGAATATGTCGTCCGATTTATTCCAGCGTAATTTCACTGAAGTAGATCTTTCAACGTCAAACACTAACGTGCTTTTAGACAGAACAAAAATTACTGTTTATAGGGCCGTTGGCGATGACTTTTCGTTCAATCAACTGATTGGACCTCCCTTTGTGTCTCAATATACTGCGACATAAATTAAAAACGTTATGTTCCACTACAGGTGAAACTGAGGAAACAATGGTAGGCTGTGCTGCTATTTGATTGAAAGCTATGTACATATGTATATAGTGATTATGTCATTGTGTGGTCATTACGCCGAAACTGTAGCTGTTTACAATAACGTTGTGTGGATTGGGAATCCTGAACGAGCATTAGCTCACATTAGAATTACTTATTACTAGCTCTTAATTATAGTAGTATTTTAGTCTTTAAATTTAAGAATTAATCAATCTTATATAATATTTAATCATAATTCTTCTTATTAACATTAGATTAGGCTCATTTGTCAAAAATACTAGCCTTGCATATATTAGGTATGCCCTTACTTTTAGTAACTATTTTTAGTTCGATCCCTGGG